CCGCCCCCGAGGAGTAGCCATGAGTCGCGACGCCTTCCAGTGGATCGTGGTGATCGAACTGCTGCTGATCCTGATCGTGCTGCTGGTTCCCCTGGCGAGGCGCCCGTGACCAACCCTGTTCCCAGCGCCTCGGTCGGCACCCCGTACGGACGACGTGGCTCGTACTGGTCGTGCAACGAGGACGCCCAGGGCAACGGCATCCACACCGGGGTCGACTACCCGGCGTCCACGGGCACCAAGGTGGTGGCGGCGCGCGGTGGCACCGCGCACTACTGCAACCACGGGTCGGCGTTCGGGAACCACCAGTTGGAAATCACTCCCGGCGACGGGACTCGGGACTTCTACGCCCACATGACCACGCGGACCGTCGCCGATGGAGCGAGGGTGGAGACTGGGCAGCAGGTCGGGAAGGTCGGCGCCGAAGGCAACGTGACCGGCCCACACCTGCACTTCGAGCGACACAAGGTGGCCAGCGGCGGCTGGTCCTGCTCGATCATCACCAACCCGCAACCGTCGATCGACTACCAGTCGAAGCCGCCGCCGAAGCCGAAGCCGGAGGAAGACATGCCGAAGTTCAGTCGCACCCGCCTCACCAAGCCGTTGAAGGTGAAGGAAAACGAGTGGACCACCCTGCCGTGGGACAAGGTGTCCTCCGGCGACGCCGGGAAGGTGGGCGAGGGGTACATCCAGTTCGGCCCGTCCGCGTTCACCGCGACCCTGTCGGTGCAGACCACCGCCACCGGGACCGGTTCGATCCGGACCCGGCTGATCGAGCGGAACAAGGACGACAAGGGCTCCTGGTCGAACTCGGAGGTGTACCCCGGTTTGGAGCACTCTGTCACCAGCGGCGACACCTACCTGTCCGACACCCGCACGCAGAACGTGCCCAAGGACACCCGTCTGTTGGCGCAGGTCGCCCTACCCCAAGACGGGACGGTGGTGAGCGCGGAACTCAACGTGCTCTACTTTTGACCCCGCCACGGAACCGACCAACCCCAGCGGTGGGGGCTCGTCCGGGAAGCCCCGGATCGTCACCGCAAACTTCGACTTCAACTCCGGGTCGAACGGGAAGTATCTGACGCACCTGATCGAAGGTGGCGCGGACATCATCCTGATCCAGGAGGCGAAGGACTTCCGGGTCGCCGACCTGTTGCCGCCGTCCGGGTGGCGGGCCTACCAGGACACCTCGTCGGAGGCGAAACAGGGTTCGTGTCTGGCGGTCAAGACCAGCGCCGTGAAGGTCGACAAGTTCTGGCTGGTGAAGGGGTGTGATCCACCACCCGACGGCGGGATGATGACCCGCTGGCTGGCGTGTGGTCATGCCCGGTTCAACAACGGCAACCTGTTCACCGTCGTCTCCTGTCATGCCCCACCCCCTCGGTACAAAGAACTGCAACCGGGGTTCAATGCGAACGTGAAGAAGGTCGTCGACAACAACCCGGACCCGGTGGTGGGGGCGGACGCCAACCAGGACATCGACAAGTTCGCGAACGCGATCGGGTCGGGGATGAAGGCGGTCGGGAAGCAGTCGGGGATCTGCCTGGTCGCGAAGTCGCCGTTGACGGATGTGAAGCAGGACAACTGGGCCACCAACAACCAAGCCTCGGATCACCCGGCGGTGTGGGCGACGAAGGGCTGAGATGTCCAACACGCCGGAAGACTGGGGGCCGATCCGACGCCGGTCGACCACGGACCTGCTGATCCTGCTCATCGCGTTCACGATCTGTTTCGCGGTGCTCGCGGCGGGGGCCACGATCGGGATCATCGAAATCAAGCATCCGTCGACCGACACCTCCACCGCGTACAAGTCAGTGCAGGACATCATCAACACACTGATCGGTCTGCTCGCCGGGTTCCTCGCTGGACGCACCGAGTCGACCCGAGAGCAGACGATCCGGGAACGCCGCATCGAACGGGAGGCTGTGCGACGGGTGGACACTGAGCCCGTGGAGGAGGAGTGAGCATCTACGACCACCCGCTGCTCGGCTTCGGTCTGGCCGGGACGTTGGGACTCGCCGCTCTCGCTGGCTTCCCCGGTGGCACCAGTGCCTCCGAAGCGGATGCCTTCTCGACCACTCCGACGGCTCAGGTCACCGGTTCACTGAGTGAACCAGGACCAACCGGTCCGCAGGGACCAGCGGGTCCGCAAGGTCCACCGGGACCAGCCGGGCAGCAGGGACCACCTGGCCTGAACGGATCTGATGGGACTAACGGCTCTGATGGTACGAATGGCGCTCCGGGTAACGTCGGCGCTCCGGGGGCACGGGGGGCGCCAGGCAGTACCGGACCACGGGGGGAATCAGGTCGACCCGGGCGCGACGGCAAGAACGGCGCGCCCGGGAAGCCTGGACCGCGAGGCGCCCCCGGTGCCCGAGGGCCGCAGGGTCCACCCGGAGCCCAGGGTGTTCAGGGTCCACCGGGACCGGTCTGCCCAGCCGGGTTCACCGGCCAGATCGCGCACATCCACCAGCGGGCACCAGACCCGGATGCCACCATCACGGTCTTCATCTGCGTGCAGAACTAGGTCTAGGTTCACCGGTATGAGCACCCTCGCACCCAGCCCCGGGACCGTGGTCCCGAACATCAGTCCAGGAACCGTCTCCGGTGGGTGGGCCGTCACCCTCCGGCCACCGGGAAGCCTGACCCAACTCCAAGCCTGGCAGCCTCCGATCACCGGTCTCCCGGCGACCGCCTGGGGGGTCGGCACCAAGGTGACGCTCGGCGACGCCACCGACGCCCACTGGACCGGTACCGCCTGGGCGGCAGGCCCCGGCTAGGGCGCCTTGATGATCTTGTAGACCTTCGGCAGCGTGTTGGTCACCTTCAACGGGTAGTTAAAGGTGATACCGAAGACGTCGTCCCGGTTGATGTCGGACGTGGTGTAGGTGTTGAGACCGGCGGTGGTGGTGACGGTGCCGCTGCTGGACGACAATCCGAAGTGGCGGACCAGGTTGTTGCCGAGTGCGCCGACGGAGAAGTCGGGCCAGAAGTTCGGTTGCAGCACACACAGCGACTGGTCGGCGTAGTTGGCGTTACCCAGTGGGACGTCCGCCCCGGTCCGCTGGACGGTGAGGTTGATGATGATCCAGCCGGTCAGCAGCCGACACGAGCAAGCGGTCACCGAGTACCCGGTGAGGCTGGACTGGACCACCTCGGCCTGAGTGAACGACCGGTCCGGCGAAATGGGGTCACGGTCGGGGACGGTGCCCGACGTGGTGCCGTACCGGGTGCCGAGGGTGCCCGCCAGGTCGGTGTGCACCGAGCCGTCGCAGATGTACCAGCCGGTCGGCGGGGTCGGGTCGAACCATTCGGCCATGGTGCCGGGCAGGATCGCCGAGGCCGGGGCACCGGTGATGGTGACGGTGGCGATCCCACCGGCTCCGGTGACGGCGACTCCGGCGCCAACGAAGTTGATCCGGTCGGCCTCGGCCTGCTTGACGGCGCCTTCGTCGTAGACGTCGACCTTCAACGCGCTGACGGTGGCCGCAGCCAGGTCAGCGAGCGCGACGGTGCCGTCCGCGATCTTCGCCGAGGTGACCGCGCTGTCGGTGATCTTCGCGGTGATCACCGCGTTGTCGGCCAACTTGGTGGAGTTGACCTGGGCGTCCCCGATCTTGACGGTGGTCACGGCGTTGGTGGCGAGTTCCGCGCTGCCGACGGAGCCGTCGATGATCTGCGGGGAGCCGACGACGTTGGTGTTCAGGGTGGGGTTGGGGTAGGTCCCGGCCAGGGAGCCACCCGCTGGGCCGGATGGTCCGACCGACAGCGACTGCCACGAGTAGGGCAGCGATACCCAGCGGGTGACCCCGTCGCCGTACTTGCCCTTGCGGGTGTCGGTTTCTAGGCCGGGTTCACCGGAGGCGAGGATCGGGTTGGCGCTGATCCATTGCGCAGCGGTGCTGCGTCGGATCTGGATGAGTGCTTCCACCGTTCACCTCTCGGTTCACTCAGTGAACTACTTGGCCTGGACCGTGATGCTGCCGCCGCCGTTCCTGATCTGTGCGGCCCTCGCCTGGACCTCGGTCGGGTAGACCTTGGCCTCTCCCTTGGGAGAAACGTAGAGGAACTGCTGGGCCTGGGTCTTGGTGCCACCACAGTTGCAGCCCATCGCTACTCCTTGTCCATCGGTTCACCGGCGTCTTCGGGTCCGACGTCGGCGACCGTGCCCTGCACGGCGTCATCACCGGCGTTGGTGTCGACGGTCTCCCAGCGGGTCTTGTCGACGTCGTCCTCGGTGCCCTGGTTCGGGTTGCGGGTGTCCGGGACGTCATCCTTCTTCTTGTTCGCCATTACTTCACTCCCATCACTCGGTCGGCCAGCATCCGCATCTTCCGGCGGCGCTCATCCCGTGCATCCATCTTCGCAAGGATCGCCTCGGCCAGATCATCGACCGGGTCGCGGCGCACCGGCTGGGCCACCATCCCGGCGGCAACCAGGGACACCTGGACACCGTCGGCGACCCGGACCGTGGGCAGTCCGGCCACGTTGCAGGCCAGCGCCGCCACCATTTCCATCCGGTCCGGTCCGACCTCCCGCCAGTCACCGGACACGTCGGAGGCACGCAGCGCGACGACCTGCTCCTCGGTGGTGCCGGGCCTGATCCACCCGGCACACCAGATGCCGTACTCGTCCTCACCGACACACACGTCGGCGACCCCGGTGGAGGTGGAGTCGTAGTGCTCGATCGCGCCCCGGACCCCGAGTCGGTGGTCGGCGTGACCGGCGCCGAGGCTGATCACCCCGGTCCGGGCCATGGTGCCGTCGTCGAGGAGCACGCTGCCGGTGGCGTAGTAGGCGTAGTCGGTCTCCGAATGAGGTGCGGAGACACAGACACCCTGGTACGCGATGTGGCAGGCCGTCCATTCGGCGATATGACCGAACACGCGACCGTCGTCGGTGACGGTGAGGTGGGTGACGCCGTCGAGTTCCGGGTTGGTGAACCAGTCGGCGGGCGCCTTCGGACCCCCGGCGGCGACCAGTGACAGCGCTGGTGCGGGGTCGCCGTCGAGGGCCTGCTCGGAGGGAGCATGCCCGGGCCAGAACCCGAGAGCATCATGATGCCACTGGGCGCAGATTTGGTTGAGGAACCGGGTCTTGTCCGGGGAGTTCTCGGCAATCTCGGAGCCCACCTCCAACCGGCACCGGTTGAAGTCACCGGCGGTACCCCAGCCGATCTTGACGTAGCCGGGTTCTCCGGGCTTCGTCCAGTAGTCGTGGAGCCGCTTGGTGTCTTCGGGGTTGGTGATCCAGCCGGGACCACGACCGAACTCGGTGGCGTCGAGGTCCGCCTTGATCGCGTCCGGAACCTCCTCGCCGATCTGGCCGTACGCGCCACGTAGCGCTCGTGCTGCGCTGGCCTTCGCCTCCGGGGACGCCTTGACCTGGTTGAACCTGGCAGCGGCAGCGTGCACGCCGTTCCGGTTCAGGGTCCCCGAGGGTTCCTTGATCGGCAGCCCGTTGTCGGACTTGGCCCGGCTGGACCCGTTCTTGTGCAGTACGCAGGCGGCGTACCACTGGTCGTCGGTGTAGTCGGCCTGGGTGAAGTTCGACCACGGCTTGTCGGAGACGAACTCGTCGATCGCCTCCGTCATCGCCTGCACCAGGGCGGCGGCGACCGCGTCGTCGGCGGCCTTCGGGTCGTAGCAGTCGCCGTCCGGATCGGTCGGGTCGCAGTCGTCGGTGGGTGGCATGAAGTCCGAGGGTGCGTCACCCAGCGACACCCAGGCTTCCGCGAACGCCGGGATGGAGACGATCGAGGCGGACGCAATCCGGGCGGAGGTGAAGGTGACCTTGCCGGATTCCTCGTCGAACTCGAACTCGGCGTCGTCGGCGTCGACGGAGACCCCGAACCGTCCGAACTCGGCGATCATCCCGACCACTTCGTCGGCTTCGGCGGAGGCCAGGAACTCGCCGGTCGCCCGCATCTCGCCGTCGACCCGTTCGACCTTGTCGATCCGGGCCACCACCACCGATCCGCCGTGGCCGTCGGCGGACGCCTTCTGCCAGGTCAGTGGCAGCGGCAGGTCCCGGGTGGACAGGGCGTTCTCGGCGAACCGGCGTCCGTCGCCGGACCACTTCCCTTCCGGGGCCAACACCCCATGCCAGGGCACCACGGCGGCAATCTCGGGCGGCATTTCGGTGGCGGGTGCAGCAGGCGCTTCGGTGGCGGTGTCGGTCATGGTGACTCCTTCGAGCGGTTCACTCAGTGAACTTGCCTCACTTG